TTCAATGCTTAAATTAAATCGCCGGGAATATCCCGGCTTTGTAAGGGGGTATGTATGAGCGAACTTATGAAGGCAGTTGCGGCAGCTTGGAATCCTGAAACGGCTTGTAAAAAACGCAAGGAAGATTTTATTTACATCGGCGATTGTGTAACAGTTGCAAGAGGACGCAAGATTCCGCAGGGAACTTGTGGCAAGGTTTTACGAATGTTTGAAAATCCGTATGACCCGGTAACTTATGACTTGGCAAAAGGTGCGCTTGTTTTGCAGACCGCCGGACTTGATGTACAGGCGATTCAGTACACAAATGCAAAAGTGCAGCTTGAACTTGATAACGGAAATAAGGTATTAACATACCTGAAAAATCTTGAAAAGACAGGGGGCGCGATATGAAAAGATACCTTGTAAAACACTATGAGACTGTAAACTTTGGAACTTTGGGCGGTTGGAGCAAACAGTATTTTGACACCATTCAGGAAGCAGTAGCCGCCGCCGGAAAATGGGGTTTTATCGTTGATACTACTACTGATGAAGACATCACCATAAAAGCAAAGGAAGGTACTTACAATGAATAATCTGACAATCGAAGAAGAGAGAACAGGCAAGTATAAGATACCGCCGCATACAATCGACTTTTTCAACCGGGAATTACACGGCGGTATTACGGTTTACTACTGGGGAACTTATGTGGAAGCCGGAGACTTTGGAACATTTTCAAAAATCATAAGTAAATTGCAGCTTACAGGCGAACAGGTTGAAATGTTTGAAAGTGATAAGGAACTGGAAGAGTATTGCGACAAATACGGTGCAATGCTGCAAGACATCGACGAGGAATGTACAGTTAGTTATCAGATTGACTTCATTCCAAAAGCATAGGGGGCGCGCGCGTTATGTTTGAAACAGAGATTGACGATAAAACTGTAAAGGTTATGCAGCTTGAAGACTGGAAGACAAGCATAGAAAATGACTTCAAACCGGGCGATTATTTTGACGAGGGTATATCTTGG